ATATAGATACAGGCTTGACTACATTACAGGCAGACCCAGGTACTACTCGCACAGCCTTACAAGCTTTAACTACTGTTGCCGAATCAGAGTATGGCGCTTTATATGTAGATGCTACTGGCTCGTTTGTGTTTCAAGATCGAGATGTAACTGTCGCATCTATTGCTGCCACGCCTACACTGTTTGCAGATGATGGTACTGGTATAGATTACTTTGATGCAGCCTGGATATTAAACGATGTGCTTATATTTAATAAGGCCACTATTACTAGATTAGGTGGTACTGCTCAGGTAGCCACAAACCAAGCCAGCATAGATAAGTACTTTCTCCACAGTTATTTCTTAGATGGCCTACTAATGGAAAGCGATTCAGTAGCTTTAGATTATGCCCAGGCTTATGTGGCTAGTAGAGCTGAAACCTCTATCCGATGCGATGCCATAGTCCTAGACCTATACACCCCTAATTACGATGCAGGTGTAGTAACAGCTTTAGACCTAGATTTCTTTGATCCGATCACAGTGCTTACTACCCAGCCTGGTGGATCGACTATAGAGAAAACTTTGCAGATCTTTGGCGTGAGAATGAATATCACCCCAAATAGCTGGAAAACAACCTTTACAACGCTAGAACCTGTCATAGATGGCTTTATACTTGGCTATAGTGAATTAGGTTCTGGGGTTCTATCTTACTAAGGAGAAAAAATGTCAACATGGCCAGGCTCAACAGGTGATGTAGTAACTTCCGCTATGTGGAATGGACTACCAGCCTTTGAAGTACAGACTGCTAAGACAGCAGATTACACAGTAGGCAGCGGTGATGAGTACCAGCAGTTAATCCCGATGAATAAATCATCAGCTGCTAACTTCAACATCCCAACCGATGCTACATATAACTTTCCGATAGGCACAGTTATCACAGTATTAAATATTGCAACAAACGCAGTAACTATTAAAGCGGTTACATCTGGCACTACAACAGTCTTAAGTGCTGGATCAGTTGCAGCACAACCAACTTTAGGACAATATAAATCAGCAGCCTGCATCAAAACAGCTGCTAATGCTTGGTATATTGTTGGGGCTATTGCATAAATGTTAAACATACTTGCAGCACAATTAGGAATTACACCAAAACCGCCATTAACTGTTGATTATTTAGTGGTTGCTGGTGGTGGCGGCGGTGGCGGTGCTGGTGCTGGCGGTGCTGGTGGTGCTGGTGGATTACGATGTACTGTAACTGCTACTGGTGGCGGTGGTTCTTTAGAATCTGCTTTGTCATTAAGTGCTTCAACAAATTACACAATTACTATCGGTGGCGGTGGTGCAGGTGGTTCAGGTAGTCCAGTACCAACCCAAGGTGGTAATTCAGTATTTTCTACTATTACTTCAACTGGTGGTGGTACAGGTGGTGCGCAGACAGGTAGCGTTGGCGCTGGTATAGGTGGCTCAGGCGGTGGTGGCTCTGCTGCTGGTGGTGGTTCAGTTGGTACAGCAAATCAAGGTTATGCTGGCGGTAATGGCGGCGGTGCAATTTCTTATTCAGGTGGTGGTGGTGGCGGCGCTGGGGCAGTAGGTACTGCAGGAACAAACGCAGGTGGTAGCGGCGGTAATGGCGGTAATGGAGTTGCGACAAGCATAAGTGGATCATCTGTAACTTATGCTGGCGGCGGTGGCGGTGGCCATTTTGATAATATTGCAGGTACAGGCGGTAGCGGCGGCGGCGGTGCTGGAAGTGTTGGCACAGCAGCAGCAACGACAGGTAGCACAAATACAGGCGGTGGCGGTGGCGGTGTTGGAGCAGGTAGCAACGCTAATGTTGGTGCTAATGGTGGTAGTGGAATTGTTGTTTTGCGTTATCCAGATGCTTACACAATAACTTTTGGTGGTGGCGTAACTGGCACAGAATCATCACCTAGTGGTGGATATAAACGAGCAACTATTACAGCTGCAACTGCTGGAAATGTGAGTTGGGCATAATGGCACATTACGCTTGGTTAAATGAAAATAATATAGTTGTAAATGTAAGTGTCGGCGTTGATGAAACAGAGTTAATTGATGGTTTAGATACTGAAACTTTTTACAGTCAAGCAACAGGATATAACGTCAAGCGCACTTCATATAATGGCAATATAAGAAAAAATTACGCAGGTATCGGTAGTTTATATGATCCAGTAAGAGATGCGTTTATTTCACCAGAGCCTGTTAATGCTATTGGATTTGATGAAGATACTTGCCGCTGGATAGTTCCAGAGGTTGAACGTGAAGCCTAAACTATGTGCAGCTGGCGTGCAGTTAAGAGATCAAGTTGATACGTGGTTTCCAGATAGGCGTACTGCCAGTGATGGATGGGTGGGCGATAGCCGTCACGCCTCCAGAAAATCGGATCATAATCCAGACGAAAATGGATGGGTCAGAGCAATTGATGTTGATTCTCGCCTGGGTACATCCGAAGGGATCAGTGCTTATGTGGCTGACCAGATCAGAGTCGCTGGCAAAACCGATAAACGTCTATCTTACGTCATCCATAACGGACACATCGCTAGCAAGATATTAAACTGGAAATGGCGTAAGTATCGTGGCGTAAATCCACACAAGCGACACATACACATTAGCTTTACAAAGTTAGGCGACAAAGATAGCAAGCCGTTTGATATACCACTACTAGGGGGCAAGATATGAAGATAAGCAAAAAACAAAAGGCGATACTAAAGTCATACGCACGTGGCGTATTGGTATCATTCTTAACATTCTTAGCAAGTAATGAATTAGGTTTAGACCCAGCGCTATCTGTAGTAATTGCAGCACTCGCAGGGCCAGCAGCTAGGGCTTTAGATAAATCCGATATTGCCTATGGCATCGGTGCTAATGAAAAATGAGTCCTACAGAATGGGCTGGCTTTGGCGCTGGCGTTATGGCCGTGCTATCAGGCGGTCTAATAGGATTACGTTTTTTAGTTAAAGGCTGGCTTAATGAGTTACGCCCGAATGGTGGCTCTAGTATGAAGGATCAATTAACACGGCTAGAGAAGCGTGTCGATGATCTCTTTATGTTAATCAGTAAGTCATAATTTAATTATGGCTACTAAACGCAAACCAAAGAAAAAGCCAGTACGTAAGCGTAGGACTACTAAAGAGCCTGTACTTACTAAACTGGATTTCTGGGCAATAGCAGCTAATGAGGTTTATATGGCGTGCCGTAAGTCTGGAATGGATGAAGGCACAGCTCTAGCGTTTGCGATGGATAGGTCAAGTTATCCAGACTGGATCGTAGATACCAAAGATCCTATTAAAAACCCACTTGATGATTTCGAAGAAGGTGAAGATTAAGCGTAGATACTTAGTTATCTCAGATTTGCAGGTGCCCTATCATCACGAGGCAGCTGTAAAGAATGTTATCAAGATGGCAAGGCGGGAGAAATTTGATTCTGTATTGGTGGTCGGGGATGAGATTGATTTTCAAACCATTAGCCGATGGGCTGAGAAAACACCTTTGGCTTATGAGCAAACTATTCACGCTGATCGTGAGCTTTGTAAGTCGATCCTTTGGGATCTCAGCGAGTACAGCAAAGAATGTATTGTACAGCGCAGTAATCATACTGATCGCTTATATAACACTTTATTAAAGGTGCCAGGGCTAATCAGCCTGCCAGAGTTGCAATATGCAAAATTTATGGACTTTGCTAGTTTAGGCATAACCTACTCAAAACAGCCTTATGAGATACCTGGCACAAACTGGGTAATGGCTCACGGAGATGAAGGCAATATAAGCCAGCACGCAGGAATTACAGCTCTCAATCTGGCTAAAAAATGGGGTAAATCAGTCATTTGTGGCCACACCCACAGACTAGGTATGAGTGCCTATTCAGAAGCCGTAGGAAGCCATTACAGGGCTTTATATGGCATCGAAGTAGGAAACCTAATGAACCGACAAAAAGCCTCTTATTTAAGGCATTACAGCGCAAATTGGCAGTCTGGCGTGGTAATCTTATCTGTGTCAGGGAAGTCGGTAACTCCGACTCTGGTGCCGATCAATAAGGATGGCTCATTTACAGCATTAGGCAAACACTATGGGGCTTAATACAGAGTACGTCGAGCGCACTATCGATGACCATATCGATGACCTCGAAGATATTAACGTTATCTAATCGTTATAATAAAACAGCGCTAAATAATCCACAAAGTCATACACAGGTGCAAGACTATGCCTGTGCCACAAAGTATGTGGTCACAGATTGGGCTACAAAATGACACTTGAACTAGCTATATATTTATTTATAGGGCTGAGTATGGCGTGGTTACTATTAGTAACACGTATTGATGATCTAAAGCAGACTCATTACTGGCGAGGTCGTAAAGATGGCTGGGATATGCACCGCAGGATGATTCAAAACAAAATAAAGTCAGATGAGGTATTTGACTATGACAAAAACTGAGAAGCTGCTAGCAGATGTTGTCGACCTGGTGCATACAAGGGGATCGGTCTATGGTCACCCTTACACAAACCATAAAAGGATCAGTGAATTGTGGTCGGCATACCTCGACCATCCAGTTACGCCTAGTCAAGTCGCATTATGTATGGCGCTCGTCAAGGTTTCTAGGCTTACTGAGTCTCCAGGCCACAGTGACTCGATCATCGACGCACTTGCTTACATTTCGATATACCAGACAGTCCTTGATGCAGAAGCCGACATTAACTTCACGTGGGGGAATGACTAATGGCTGTTAGTGTTTCTAGGCTTATTTACCAAACTAGAATTATTTTAATGGAACATGCGGAATGTGATCGCAGATGTCTTGGTGAAATGCAATTAGATTTGGAACAACACACAAATCACGTTTCTAACATTATTAGTTATTACGCATTAGGTGAGGATAAATAATGGCATTTAATTTAGCAGATTACGAAACAGTCGAAAGCCGACTAGAAAAGTTTTGGAAGGAGTATCCAGATGGAAGATTATCTACAAAGATCGAGCAGGCCACAGACACTAGATACATTGTTAGTGCTCAACTATTTAAGACAGAAGCCGACCCACAAGCGTGGGCGACTGGGCTTGCTAGTGAAAGCATTAGTGATCGGGGTGTCAATTCAACTTCTGCACTGGAGAATGCTGAGACTTCAGCGATCGGCAGAGCGCTTGCAAATGCAGGTTATGCAGCTAAGGGTAAAAGGGCTAGCCGAGAGGAAATGACAAAGGTTGCAAGTTACTCACCACCAGGATCTAGGGCGAGAGCTGTAGAAAATGTGTTACGAGCATCTTTTGCGGAAGATAAAAAAGAGCCGACAGTCTGGTCGGTTGGTGATGTAGTAGAAGCAATACCGCTGCCACCAAAGGCGCAAGAATGTAAACACGGAGCGATGATACTTAAAGAAGGGGTGGCAAAGACTGGTAAATCTTATTTTGGCTATGTTTGCAGCGCACCTAAAGATGAACAATGTGATGCTCGCTGGCACAAACTTACAGCTGCTGGCTCTTGGTACTGGGATGGGGGTGAATAAATGGGATATGTTGAAATTATACGTGATGGGCTCACTCTACGTTTAGAAGATGATAAGCGAACCCTCACGCCATCGATTGACCTATGTGTAGCTTGTAATGATGACAGGCTAATACATTCTGGTAATTTCTTGGTTTGCACTCAGTGTCACTGTAGGCAATAAGGAGTTTATCACAATGCATACTAGATTCAAATGTAATGGCTGCAATAGAGATACTGAATTCCTATGGCTGAATAAGATAGATACGCCAGAAGGATTTAGACCCTATCAGTGTATGGATTGTGGGTGTGTAGGCGTTAAAAATATAGCAGAAGCTACAGATATACCAGATAGCGATATAAGCAGATGTGATAAGTGTGGCAGTTGGAAGTTTAATACCGTGGTCTGTCACACTTGTCAGTTAATTGGAGCCAAGTAATGCCTACCTATGAATATAGCTGTAATGAATGTGGCACCTATGGATCGGTGCATAGATCATACGATAATGACAGTGCGCCTATGAGTTGTCCACGTTGTCACTTACAAATGAACAGAATTTATAGCGCACCTGGTCTTATATTTAAGGGTGGTGGCTGGGGGAAGAATGCCTGAAGCAACACCTGAAGATTGGGCACGTCAAAACAAAATGCGCCAAGAATGGTTAGCCGCTAATCCAGATGCAGAATATGAAGGGTGGATGTCCATATGACGACACGCCTTGTGACCTGCGGTTTTGTTAATCGATTTGACTTCATATGCTAGGCTCTAGTGAAGCAGTGGCTCACAAAGCCACAAGGCGAGCCCGACAGGGAAAGCTCGCAAGGTGCTGGCTAGTTGGGATCGCTCTATTCATAGTTAATCTTTGCTTTGTAAAGACTAATTC